AAGGCAAGATACAATCTTGAACTTGCTCGCTACCTGAAACATGCGGAGCACCACTTCTTCAAAGCTATTAATAAAGCGTTTGGAGAACGAACTGGTGCTACAGTCCTGAAAGGATTCAACGCGTTTAAGGGAGCAGAGATCTTACGTACTAAATGGGAACGGTTTGCTAGTCCAGTAGCTTTGGGATTAGACGCCACGAAATTTGATATGCATGTGAGTGTAGAAGCACTGAAATTTGAACACATGTTTTATCACCAATTGTTTCCCGGCGACAAGTGGTTGCGTAAGATTTTGAGTTGGCAGCTGGAGAACAACGGTAAAGGTGTGTTCGATGATGGCTTTGTCAAGTTCAGGGTGGAAGGAACGCGATGTTCCGGTGACATAAATACGTCACTTGGTAATTGTATCTTAATGTGCGCTATGGTTTGGGCTTATGCTCATGAGCGCGGCGTGGATGTTGAATTGGCTAATAATGGAGATGATTGCATGGTTATCATGGAACAATCGGACCTCACCCGTTTTCAGTGGGAGTTCGATTCATGGTTTCGTAGCAAGGGATTTGTCATGGAGGTTGAGAAACCCGTGTACGGTTTTGAAGAAATCGAGTTCTGTCAGACACATCCAGTGTTTGATGGTTCGCGTTGGCGTATGGTTCGCAACCATACTGCTGTTCTAAATAAAGATCCACTTATCCTAGTGGACATACCGAACGCCAACGTACACCAGCGATGGATGAATGGAGTGGGCAAATGTGGGCTCGCTATCGCTACTGGGTTGCCAATACAGCAAGAATTGTACTCCCTATTCGTGAGGGAGTCAAAGGGTAAGACCTGTAAAGATTCTTTCTTGTTGTACATCATGAAAAACACGAGTCGAATGATACAAAGTCGAGATTTAGCACCACGCACAGAGCCTACAAGCATTGCGGCGCGTGTGAGCTACTTTTCCGCTTTTGGCATCCTTCCAGATCGGCAAATCGCAATAGAAAATCACTATAAAAATTTTCACCTGTTTCAGTTAGATGTAACACCAATGTCACATGCGCAAGTGGGTACTATCCGGGCCGGGCATAGTATACCAAGTTTCGAGCATTAGTTGGTATATCAGCAAATATAAAAATAATAACATCTACAAAATCCACAAATAATATGGTTAAGAACGCAAACACCCCACGATCCGGTCGACGGAATTTCCGTCGTAACGGATTTAATAACAGTGAGTCGAATATCCTCACTGGTGGAAGTCGGGATTACAAACCCGAGTACATGTCTGGTACTGCCACTCAAGCAGTTGCAGACACAAATTTAAGTACAGCGTTCCCTCTACCTGTCATGCGCAATTTTTCCTCTTCGAATGGAAGTAAAGCTCAAGTGATTGAAGCCCTTAAAATCGTCATTCAATTTGGCAATTTGGACCTCACCGGCGCAGCAAACCAATGGATGAAAGTCGCCTTTTCGACTAAGAACCATGGTGCCGTACTCACTACATTGGCTGACTCTGACACTTTTGCAGTGTTGGGTTACCAGTCTTGCTATCATACTTCCGGAGGAAACATTCTGCCATCAACACAAGTCTTTGACTTTTCTGATGGTATGGGCAATGGAATTCTCCTTGCCACGGACAACATTTACGTGCAAGTTACTAGTAGTGCAACCAGCATTACTAACGCTTTTCCGTTTAAGTTGTTTTACCGCATCTACAGTGCAACAGTCACTGAGTATGTTGGTATTGTGCAATCACAGCAGTAATAAATAAAAATCTCATTTCTGAAGGCGTCTAAGTGGCATAAGTAATCCTTGCCCGCCCCAATTGACAGGTCTATACAAACAATATGTGCGTTAGGCAATTTATACTCAACATCCGAAGCCGGCGGTTGTATATTCACCAACTGTTGATGTTGGTGATGTGCTCCTTACAACTTCTTTGCAATCAACCTGGTTAGTTGAGTCATTAATAAAAACAATAAATAACAGAAATATAAAATATCATATGGTACTGGGTCCAGCCAGTTCTAAGCAGTCTTCGGACACCAGAATCTGGAACCTGTGTGGTGAACAAGTGTGGTTCACTACATGCTATCCCAGGGTACACAACACCCAAATTGCGGATGAAACCGCACACCTTGGCACTAAAATCCTCCTTCTCCATTGAAGTTATGAGGTCTAACGGTGGTAACACAGTTAGAGTTTCGGCACCCGATTTACGTATCAACTACACGTATTGAAAGGGATGCAAGTCAACGTTGACAAGTAGGTAGTGGGCATGTTCCGCCTTCCAATCGCTCTTAGGACCTTTTGGAATGTGGTAGTGCAAACACCCGAACGTGGAATACGTGGCGCTTTCGAGTTGGGTCCAGCCAACTTGTTATATATAAACAGCAGCACCTTGTGCATCTGAATCTGGAAACGGTGATACCACGTAAGTGGGGGGCCAACACCGCGCAATAACGGTGATACCACATAAGTGGGGGGCCAACACCGC